TATAATAAAAGAAAAACTATCATGGCAACTACATTTAGCTGGAGAATAAATTCAGTAAAATCTGACCCTAATGATGACGAATTTATTAAAGAAGTAGGGGTAGAAATATATGGTACTGAAGGTTCAGTAACAAAAATGGAAACACAAAGTTGTCTTTTTACAGGTAATAAGGCATCAGTTACTGATTTTAAAGCTTATTCAACTTTAATAGGTAGTGATAAAGCCTTTACTGATACAGGCGAGGATACAATTGTTGGTTGGGTTAAAGATACTTTTATGGATTATAAGGTTACAAAAATACAAAACAGAATACAAGCACAAATAGATTTGCATAACAAAAAAACATTAGAAACTGAGGTACAACCAACATCTTCAGTTGCAAAACCAGAAGTTACAGCTACACCTGACACCCCTACAGAATAATGACAATTCATTTTGGAGATGGTTCATCACTTACAGCAGCACCTTCTGGTGGTGCTAATGGGCAACAAATAGTTAGATCGTTTGGGTCTAGTACAACTTATACTCCTACATCAGGAACGAAAAGCATATCAGTTTATTGTGTAGGTGGAGGTGGTGGTGCTGGTAAAGCAGAGGGCGATACAAGTGGTGAAAGTAACTTTTTTGACTCGGCTTCGGGTGCTGGGGGTGGCGGTGCTGCACTTGGTTATTACAACATCACAGGATCATTTTCGGCTGCAATTACAGTAGGCGGTGGTGGTTTTGGTGGATCTGGACATAACAATAATCAAATGAATGGTGGTAATGGAGGAGAAAGTAAGTTTGTTCCTTCTGGCAGCTATTCTGGGAACGGTACACTAGATGTCAATGGTGGTAATAAAGGCGGTACTGGTACTTCTGGAGGTGGTGGTGGTACAGGTTCTGGAGGTATAAATATGACAGGCGATCAAGGCGCACCAAACCGTTTTGGAAGTGGCCCTGGAATTGGAGGTTATGCTGGTTTTAAATTTGGTACTTTTGGAAAAGGTGGTAATGGAAACGGGCCAACTGGGTCAGACTCAAACGGTCAATCTGGTAACGGTGGAATAATTGTAGTGTTTGAGCATTTCTAATATAATAAAAATAAAATGGAACTAGAAACAACAGGAAATCCTTACGCTTTAATTAACGCATCAAATGAAGTTGTTGATGTTGTAATTTGGGATGGCGACACTACAAAATGGCAACCAGATACAGGCTTAACAGCCGTTGCATTTGATGGCGCGGATGTAAGGATTGGCCTTAAATACAATAGTTCTGGAACAGGTGTTGGAATTGAATCCACTAATAAATGGATAGATACCCCACTAACAGAAGAAGAAATAAAAGCTATGAATGAGGAGGCTAAAAATTCGTCTAGTTTATAAAGAGGATTGGTGGTATCACTATAAAGGTGGTGCTAGACAACACCAATATCACAAAGCTACAGCAAACGAAGATGGTAACTGGGAAATAGATAATAAAAAATTTTGTTTAATAGATTTAAAACAAGTCGCAAAACTATTAAACGATAACAGGTTACAAAAAATTAAATTAGTAGATATAGCTTGGAAAGGTAAACATAATTTTCCTTATTTATCAGGAGAAAAATGTTCGTGTTGTAATGGAGAACGATACATTAATTGTGACATAAAGTATCCTCCTATCATTGCCTACAATGCACCTAATCCATACAATAATAAATATCGAATGATTGATGGGCGACACCGAATACAAAAAATGTTATTTGGTGGGCTGACAGAAAATTTATTTTATGTCTTTAACTTTGTCGAACTTAGACCATATATTGTCAATTCCAATAATCCACAAAAAAAGTTTTTGCAATGATTTGTTTTCTTGGGAAGAACTTGCAAACTTAATTAATATACGACCATTAATGACTCCTGATAGGGTTCAATTGCTTGACCCTAAAGAAAGAAAATTTCAATGGATGGCTACAGGTTGGAATATTAATCCAAATTGTTATCCACCATCTTTAATAAAAACTTTACTTGATGAAATTGTTATCTATTTTATAGATATGTCTAGAGCGACTAAAAAAATTAATGATTTCGCCAATTCAATTGAACAGGAATATAAAAGACAAACTGACGCACATATATATGTTTGTCGTGATCCTAAATTAGAGCATCCTTTTGGCTGTCATTTAGATTCATCTCATAATATAATTGTGCAATGTGAAGGAAAAACTAATTTTAAAGTTTGGAATAAATTAGATAATGCTGAAGAGTTAATTAAAAATGTTAAAAATTGTAAGTTAAAAATAAAAGAAAAACCTGTTTTAGATGTAGTAATGGAAAAAGGTGATGCTATATGGATTCCTTTGCATTGTCCACATGAAGCACGTTCTTTAACACCAAGATTATCAGTTAGTTTTCCATTTACAAATCATGGACTTTTAGAAAACGCAAATGAAGATAGAAGTTGGATTGAATTATGAATAAAAATTATAAGATTGGAATGATTTTTCCCTGTTTAATACACGAATACGTTTTTGATAAATTTAATAATAATGAGCTAATAAAATTTTGTTATGAGCAAAAAGATAAAGACCCTATTGGACAAAAATTATCAAATCGTGGGGGTTGGCACTCGAAAGATTTTTCTATAGGTAAAGATGAAAATATAATATCAACAATACTTTCTGAAGGTTTAGGAAAAAGCGTTTTTACATCAATAATAAGTCCTTTAAAAGTTGGTGTTACTTATTGGATAATGATAAATTCTCCAAATACTTACAATACATCTCATACACATCCCGAAGCACATTTATCTGGTGTTATGTGGATTAAAACTCAAGATAAATGCGGTGATATAGAATTTGATAACCCTGCTGAATTTACTGGTTTTTCAGAAATAAAATCTTATATAAAAGAAGTAAAGGAAAAAACTTGCACTTATTTATCTTATAGTTTTTATCCTAAACAAGGTAAAATGCTTACTTTTCCTTCTGCTCTGCGTCACAAAGTACTGTTAAACAAATCAAATGAAGACCGTATTGCGGTTTCTTATAACATTAGATTCTCATGATTCATTTCCCACTTACAGTTATAGATGATGTATTTCAACATCCAGAACAAATTTTAGAATTAGCAAAAACTACTGAATATTTAGATAAACTTCCTAATAATTATCCAGGTGTTGTATCTAAAAAAAATTTACAAGAGATTGATCATGGTATTGCATTGTATGTCTTACAGGCAATATTTGCTCCTTTTTATGATCCTAGAGATCATCAATTTACTTGTAATGCTCAACAAGATTTTCAAAAAATAACTCCTTATAAAGATACAGATTCTTTATATAACAAAGGACGAATACATTGTGATCATTATGAAGGTCAACTAGCAACTGCCATAATTTATTTAAATGATTGTGAACATGGTGGTACAACATTTTGGGAAAAGAAAAAAGATGATTGTTTAACAGGAGCTACTCCTGACCAAGAGTATATAAATTTAGTAAAAAAATTTAATAAAGATGGTGTTGTGACAGATGAGTTAGAAAAAAAAGTAATAGAGCATAGAAATAAATTTAGAGAGGTAATGAGGGTTGAAGCAAAAGCTAATCGTATGGTTATTTTGCCAGCAGAAATATGGCACTCACAAACAAGTTTTGGACATACAAATGAAACAAGATATACACTAAGAACTTTTTTAACTACCGCACAAGTGAAATTAGGTCAATGCAACGAAAGATATGCTAGATGGCCTATGCAAAGAAACAAATAATTAATTTGTTTTCTGCAAAGTAGCTTTATCAATTAAGCCATACATGACATAAAGAGGTGCTATACCTATAATTAAACAAAAGACAGTTATAGTCATCATATGGGCTATAGCTCTCAATATTTGTATTTTTACCATGCGTAAACTTTTAGACATTATTACTATCGTAACTGGAATTCTTATGGTAGGAATTCTAGGCGGTGGATTCTTTACATTTAAGTACGTTACCAGCGAACAGTTTAAGGCGAAAATGATGAATCAAGTTCTTGAAAATGTACAAGGACTTATGCCAAAAGTTCTTGATAACGCACTACCAAATACAACTGGTCAATCAATACCACTACCATTTAAAAAATGAATTGTTATTGGTGTGATTCAGAACTAATAATTGGAGGAGATATAGATGTTGATGAATCAATGCCTTTATATCCAGAGTTTTCAGTAAGAACGCAATTGAATTGTCCTAGATGTTTTTCAGAAGTGGAAGTTTTAAAAAAAAGAGATGCTTTTGATTAATGGAGATACCTGATATATCAATTCCGAAAATAGAAGTACCGCAAATAAATATTCCAACACATATCCCATTTCAAGTTTTAAACGTACCACCACCGTCTATTAAGTTACCTGGCTGTATTAGATATCATCGAGATGCTTCACCAAAAAATACAGCATTATATGATGATGACCCACGAGGCACTACCATTTTGTGTTCGTATGGGTCAATGCCATCATTCCAACCAATGTTATATGACAGAAGAAGAATTCAAATTATAGAGTCTAAAGAACAAGAAAAAAGAACAGAAACTAATGAAACAACTCCAACACCAACAGCAAGACCAGAACTACCAAAAGAAAAGAAAAAGATAGTTATACCAGAATGTCCTGGCTCAAAAGATCAGCGTGTAGGTGATTATAGAAATTCTAAAAAATTAGAGATAGTTGTCTCGCATCGTTTGGATGGAACAGAATGCATAACTGAGTATGAATCAGTTCCATTTCGTGATAGATATATTCCTTCTGCAACACAGTTTGTTGGAGTATTTTCGTTAGCACTCGTTGGAGCATCAGCACCTTTAGTTTTGCAATTGGTAAAACCTATCGTTAAGCAAGCCGTTTCTAAATTGTCAAAGAAAAAAAAGAACTAGTTTTGTGTTTTTAAGTCAATTTTATGATTATGGGGCAAGACTTGATTCTTAACAGGTCTAATCCGAATATCGCTGCATAAATCGAAGTAAGGACTATCTTCTGTAAATTCTATCCCAGCAATTTTCTTTTCTCCGCAATGACGTAATCTTGCCATATGCCAATCAAGCTCAAGGTTTTTTAGCTTTTGTTTATTAATATCATTCTGTACTTGGGCTGCCTCTTTACATTGTTTTGTATATTGTCTGTCCAATGGAATACTAAAATTTAATGTGATTCCTGTGCCAAGTGCAAAACTATCTTTATTAGTACCAGAATAATTTTGTTGATAGAAAAGAATATCTCCTGGATTATCGGGTGTGCCATCTCCTATTGGGTTACCGTCATCATCAAAATCTCCAACAATATCAGTTTCGTCATAGACAGGAGTATAGTAATAATCTCGATATGGTTTTCTGTAATTTGAATTAAATGTAGTAAATGGGGTTATGGTCATCATTGCACCCTGACATACAACACCTCCTCCAAATTGATTAGTGTGAAAGCTACCATTGTTTACGTTCCAGTTTTGATTAGTTACACTTCCAGAATTTGATTGGCTTACAGAATTAGCTAAAACTCCTGTTGGTAAAAGGGCTATTGAAAGACAGAGGTAGTGGTAACTACGGATTCCGTTTCTATGGTGCGATTTATGGTTGTGACGTTCTGAAGACCTGGCGCTGAATATGTTTCTGTAAATTGAAAGGCATCTCCTGATGTTGGATTTGTAAGAGTCCAATTTGGTTTTGTTGTTAAATCTGCTCCCTTCCATGTATAACTTTGGCCTCCTACCGTTCCTGTAACATTAACGGCATCTGGCGAAATATCGCCATCTGCACTAATTCCTGTACCTGTAACTGTATATTCATATCCAGTTTTATAGTCTTTACTTGTAATTGATTCTGTAATTGTAGTTTGTGTATTAGTCGTGCTGGACATAGTCCCAGTTGTAAAATTAGGGACAATATTTGCGTTAGCTGGTAAAGCATATATAAAAAACAATAATAAAAGCTTCTGCATAGCTCATATCTCAATCCACGGTGACAGAAGTTACATAAGAAGCTGTTGCCGTAGTACCAGCCGACCCTGCTGTTACCGAAATAACATGATTATCCACAGTACCAGCTAGGTTTGTTGCTGTACCTCCCGAAGTACTGGTCAAATCTCCAAAAGGACTAACCTCGCCAACTGTTAGAGATGTTGCAATCGTATCCCCAGTAGTGTGTGCAACATTGTATGTGAAGCTCTCGCCATCTGTAAGCTGAGATGCTGTAATTGCTGTATAAGCGTTTACACCATTAGTCGCTGCTCCTAGTCCCCCTAAACTACCAGCAGTTGTCCCATCTGTCGTAGTAACACCTGTACCAGAAATAGAATAGGAATTTCCAATCCGATCGGCTGTAGTCCCAGGGGCTGCAACTTCCAGTTGGATA